TGATGGGCGTGTCCCTGTCCGACGACTCCAGCATCATCGCGCAGAATCAGGGCATCGAGATTGAAGGGCTGGCCACGTACTCGACCGTTGATTGTGATGATGAGGTGGTTCTAGCCGATGGGTTGAACTTCGCAGCATTCGACACCTACAAGGCGATCTACCTTGACCACGCCTATTCGACCCGCAACGTGGTGGCCACGCTTCGCTGGATCAGGCCCGTCAAGGGCATTGATGGAACGGTACGGGGCTGGAAGATGCGCGCCCGGCTCATGCCGGTAGACAAGTTCGAGGATGCCGCCCGCGTGCTTGAACTGGCCAAGGCCGGGGCGTTGGGGTTCAGCATCGGCTTTGCCCCGACCGACCGGGGCGCGTTGACCCCGGCAGAACAAAAAATGTACCCGGCTGCCCGGACCATCACCCGCAAGGCCGATGTGTTTGAGGTGTCGGCTACCCCGATGCCGTGCAATATGTCCTGTGCTGGCGTGTCCGTTGTTGCCGACGAAGGCAAGGCCGCGCGGCTACAGTCGTTGGTGACCAAGGGCATGGCATGGGCCAAGCCAGCACTGGACTACTACAGACCCGAGAAGCGCACCATCTACATCGTTGATTGATTAGCTCCCTTCCCCTCCATCCCCGCTGTTGATGAAAGTCCGGCGGGGATGTTCAAAACGACGGAGCCTCCGAAGGGTCAACGTGAGCCGCGACCCGGACGCAAGGTGTCCCGAGTGTGTGTATCAACACCTCTCAGGAGACACCACCATGAAGTGGTCAAGCATTTGCAAGGCGCTCGGTCTGGCGGACACCGCCACGCTGGAGCAGGTTCAGAAGGCCATCGACGACCAGAACGCTGTCATCAAGTCCGCGTCCGGCCCGGTCGATGTTGCCGCCGCGTACAAGGCCCACACCGCCAAGCCCATCGTCATCGAGGACGAGACTGAGGCCAACGATCTGGCTGTCAAGGCCGCGACCCAGTCCAAGGCCAAGGCCGACCGGGTTGAGCAGGCCAGCCAGACCAAGCTGAACGACGACGGCGAGGCTCCCAAGTTCAACGGGGCCATGTCGGTCCGCAAGGCGTACAACGTCCGCGCCGCTCAGGGCCTGACCAAGCTGGCCGACGCGGACGCTGCCGAGCAGGTCGGTGCGTTCTTCCGCCTTGCCACGTTCGGCAAGGACTACGGCGGTCGCGGCTACTCGCAGGAGGCCAACGACAAGGCCATCGTCAAGACGCAGGTGAACTTCGACAACACCCTCGGCGGCTACACGGTCGCGCCCGAGCTTGTCAACCAGATCCTGTACCTGACCGAGACCAGCATCGGCACGGCCCGCAAGCTGGCCAACGTGGTCCGCATGGGTAGCGACGTTCGCCAGTACCCGCGCAAGACCAGCATCCCCGCGATGTCCGCCGTTGCCGAGAACGGCACCATCACCGAGGGCGACGTGACCCTCGATCAGGTCCGCCTGACCGCCAAGAAGTTCGGGCGCATCCTCGCGGCCAGCAACGAACTGCTGGAAGACTCGGCCATCAACGTCGCGGACATGATCGCTACCAGCGTCCGCGAGTCCTACGACCGCATCATCGACACCTGCTATTTCAACGGCACCGGCACTTCGGCCACGGCTGGTATCAACGGCCTGACCAACGCCCTGCCTTCCGCTGCGTACATCAACGGTGCGGGCGCGTGGTCGGCGATCACCACGGCCAACTTCAACACGGTTCTTGGCTCGCTGGAGAACGTCGATAGCAGCCGCATTGCGATGGCCTGCTCGCGCCAGTTCTACCACCAGGTCATGCTCCGTCTGGAGAAGGGCCTGAACCAGTTCAAGGATCTGGCAGCACCCGGCAACAGCGGGGCCGATGCCATGTTCCTTGGATACCCGGTCTACTTCGCCGCCCTCATGCCCACGGCGACCGGCAACACCGTCCGTTCGTGCTACATCGGCGACTTCGCAGCCGCGACCATGATCGGCGAACGCCGTGACCTTGCCATCCTCGGCTCGTCCGAGGCTGGCTTCACGACCGACTCGTACAAGTGGCGGGCTACCACCCGCTTCGACGTGGCGATCCACGGCGACGGGCGCGGCTCGACCGTTGGCCCCGTTGCTTGCTTGCTTGCCACCGCCTAATCAAGACCCCAACCACGTACAGGAGACTCAGACATGATTTCAGGCGCAGACTTCCGTTGGGGCACGCTTCTCGGCCCCGTCACTGTTGCGACCAACGCGACCGCCTCGGCCAGCATTGATCTGAACACGCTCGGAAACCCCGGCGTGCTTCTCATCAAGGCTCGCCTTCCCGCCGCGTCCGCAACCAACGCATCCGCCAAGTGGACCGTGCTGGCGTTCGGCGCGTCCGACACCAACACGTTCTCCACCAACAACACCGTGGCCGGTCTGGTTGGCACGACCAACACGACCGCCGCGGCTGGCCAGTTCGTCCTTCCGGCGAACAACAACACGGCAGCCGGTCAGGACACCATCATCACCGTCCGCAACCCCGGTCGCTATGGCCGCTACTGGTTCGTCCAGTACCAGGCCCCGGCGTCTAACTTCACGGTGAACATCGACGCTGTTGGCATCGACTCGGTGGAGGCACCAAGCTCCGCTACCGAGACTTCGCTGAACGGCACGGCTGTTGCCATCTAACCCAACACGGGGCCGGTCTAACGGCTGGCCCCGTTGCTTATGACAAACGCAGTGAGGTTGAACGTGGGAGCTGGCGACGTCGTCATCGACGGCTATACGCCATTGGATATCAAGACCGGGACTGAGGCCGGGAAGTTGCCGTATGCCGATGAGTCCGTGGACGAGGTGTACGCCTCGCACGTACTGGAACACATCGCACGGGCCGACACGATCAACACCCTGCGCGAGTGGATTCGGGTATTGAAGCCGGGCGGGATCATTCGCGTGGCCGTGCCGGACATGGAGCGTTGGGCGAAGTGGGTGGTCGAGGGTCGGCACGACTTCGACATGGCTGGCATTGCCTACGGCGGCCAGGTGGACGCAGATGACTTCCACCGAAACGCATTCAACGCGGCGACGCTGGCCGGTCTGTTCCGTGAACTTGGCCTAATCAGCGTGCGGAAGTTCCAGCCGTTTGCGGAAGATTGCTCGCGACACCCAATCAGCCTGAACCTTGAAGGCGTCAAGCCCCATCCGATCCAGTCCGTGCGGTCGCGCGTGAAGGGCGTTATGACCGTGCCGCGCGTGGGCTTTACCAACAACTTCTCGGCCATTACCCGCACCGTCATGGAGTTGGGCATCGCGTTTCAGACCTGCCAAGGGGCGTACTGGCACCAGGGCATCACGCGTGCGCTGGAATGGGCCAGCGATGCCGAGTACGTGCTGACCATCGACTACGACACGCTCTTTACCGTTGACGACGTGCGGCGGCTGGTCCAGATCGCAGACGCCAACCCGGACTATGCGGCCATCGCAGCCATGCAGTCCAAGCGGGAAGAGTCTGTAGCCTTGCTTTGCCGGAAAGAACAGACCACCCGCGAGCAGATGCGTGCGGACATTCTGCCGTGTGACTCGGCCCATTTCGGTCTGACCCTGATCCGAACAGCGGCGTTGAAGGACGTTCCCAAGCCGTGGTTCCTCTGCCAGCCCGATCCCGAGGGCGGGTATGGGGACGGGCGGATCGACGCTGATGTGGCGTTTTGGCACAAGCTACGGGCCGCAGGGCACAAGGCCGGAGTGACCCCGCACGTAGCGGTTGGGCACCTGCAACTCATGGCCACTTGGCCCGGCTTTGACCTGATGCCGGTTCATCAGTACGTGAGCGATTGGGATAAGAGCGGCCCACCCGAGCGGTGCCTTGCCTACTAGGAGCAGCCCATGCCTCTGGCGACGGTAGCAAACTATAAAGCATGGGCCGGTATCAACGGGACCGGCAGCGATGCCGCCATCACGCTCATGCTCGCGCAGGCGGAAGCGTCGGTGCGCCGCTATGCCGGGCGGGACATGACCAACGGCTTCGAGTCTGCGAACCGTACCGAGACTTACAACGGCGACGGCTCGGCTGTCCTCCAGTTGCGCGAGTGGCCCATCACGACCCTGACCAGCGTCGAGGAACGGGACCGGGCCGGGACGTGGACCACGCTGGACGCGGACGAATACCGGGTGGATACCCGCACGGGCCAGCTCTACCGGCTCGGTGCAACGTGGGGCCGGATCGTGTCAGACTTCGTTGGCGGCGGGAATAACCCATCCTTCGGAGTCTCGCCATCGTGGAGTGCCGATCCCGCGAGCGTGCGCGTGACGTACACCGGCGGCTATACGACGATCCCGGCTGACATCGTGGCCGTGGTTTACATGCTCATCGACTACAAGCTGGCCAACGCTGGCGGCAACCCGTCTGCGACAAGCGAGACTATCGGAGTCTACAGCGTGTCAACGTCCGGCTCGTCCGTGACCGAGCATGAGATCCTGAAGAGCAACATGCCCAGCGAACTAAGGGGTACCGTGCTATGAGCCGCACGCCACGCACACCCCGCCACCTGCTGCGGGACTCTGTGACCCTGACCCCGGCCACGGTAACGACCGAGGCCAGCAGCGGCTCGCCCGAGTGGACCTACACGGGGGCAACGTCCGTCACGGTACAGGGGCGGCTCCAGCCGCTTAGCTCCAGTGAGTCCATGATGTACGGGCGGGACACGGGCACGGTGGTTTACCAGTTGTTCATCGCACCATTCGACAACAACGGGCAAGCCATCAGCTATGCCCATGACGTTTGGAAGACCGTTCGCGTGACGATCAGCGGCGTCACGTACCGGGTTGACGGGCCAGCCCGTGACCCGGACGGGGCCGGGTGCCTGTTGCAACTGACCTTGGAGCGAATGTAGTGGCGAAGACCACGGACAATACCGCGAGGTTCCAAGCCGCGTTCCGCCGGTCGATGGCGGTTGGTATTACTCGCGCGGCTGTTGCGGTGGCGTCCGAGATGAAGCGTGGGCTGGGGCGTGGGGCACGGTTCACGCCATCAGCGCCGGGCACGCCACCCAACCGGCAACGGTCGGGGCTGGCCAACTCCATCGGCAGCACGAAGGCAACCGAGGCCGGTAGCAAGTTCACGGCATCGGCTGGAACGGCCCTGCGGTACGGTGGCCTGCACGAACGGGGCGGGATTATCCGGGCCAAGGGCGGGAAGTTCCTGCCGGTCCCGATCAACGTCGCGGCCAAGCGCCTGCGTGAGACTCACCAAGGGTCGCTGCGGTCCCTGCCCATGAAAGTCATCCGCACCAAGGGCGGCAAGCTCTACCTCATGGGTGACGACCGGGTGCGGTACACCAACAAGCAGGCCGGTCTGCGCGTAAACAACAAGCCAATCTTCGCCCTGCGTAAGTCCGTGCGGATGCCGCGCCGTCCGTGGGCTGCCCCGGCACTGGCCAAGGCTACCAAGGACGGGACCATCGACAAGGCCATTCGCGGTGCGGTCAAGT